AGTTAGATCGTTCATCTTTAGAATCAGTAGGGTTTACAGGATTTAATAAGAAGTAATATGATACGGTTGACGATGGATCATCAACCAATATGTCATATACTTTAGGATCTAATGGTTCCATCATGTTAACCACTTTTCATCAGTTGTTTCTAACATTTTACCTACCTTATATTCATATCCTTCACAATACTCAACCTCTTCATAATGTTTGCAATGTTCAAAATCTTTTGCAATTCTCTTTGCTTCAGTTTTATTTTCTGCACCAACTGTTACTGAATAGTAAACAATTTTCTTTGCTTCAAATGTGTAACTGTTTAATAGATCGGACATTTTAGAGATAGGAAGTAAGTGAATGTAAAGTGTTAGTGGTAGCATCTATATCAATTACAGGGAATCCAAACTGTTCGGCAATCTTATCACATAAGTGATTGATGTCTCTAGCATACCATAAACCAATGATGTCTTGAGTTACATCAGATACCTCTTCAGCATCAATTTCTCTCTCACCACCCATAGAAGTATCTAAGAAGATGTCTTTAACCAAATACATTGTTTCTTTGGTTCCTTTTGAATACTTAAGATCAGTCATTGGAAACTCCGTTGGTTATGTACCTATTATAGTGGTATATTACCCACTACGCAATGGTGAGTGGACAGTTATTAAACTGTCACTAGAACCACATAGCATTAAACTCTGCTATGTTCAAATAATTATGGTCGTGAAGATTACCCATTTCTTCAGGTGTAGCATCATCAGGGACGAATACAAACTCCTCACAGAAATACTCAGCACTAATGCCGCCAAGATCCTCACATGCCCGTAAGATTTCATCACATTGGTCAGCGTCCATTGCCATTTCATCAACTAAGAAGTCAATGTCAGTAAAGATTTGGTTTGAAGGTGTGTTCATGTTGCAAGATCCCATAGGTTTTCAAATGATTCAATCCATCTTACCTGTTCAATGGTAAGTTCTGATTTGTCCTGTTCATCAGCAGATACAAATGGTAATCCCTGATCTGTGACGTAGTTTTCATAGACCTGAACTAACAGGTCTACAGAGTCGAATACTTTCATGTGTAAGAAACCCTCTGAATAAAATTGTGGAATTGAGGAAGCATGGTATCATCTGTGATTACATACTTATGCTTATCAACATAAGACTTAACTTGATGATAGAACTCATGCTTAGTGATTAGCATTTTCTTTTGGGTATCACCTCTAAAAGATAATACTTTTAGCATGTGGGTAGTGATTACTTTACCATCCCATTCTTTGACAGGATAGAAGTCAACAACCATGTTACCGTCTTTAGAAGAAATTTTCATGGGTTGTTCCCTTGTTTACTCTTCTATTATAATGGTAGGAAGACCCCTAGTGAAGGGGTCATGTGACAGTTATCAAACTGTCTGATCCTTCTTGCTTTTGAAGAATGATAGTATATCATCAATAGCACCTGTATTTCTATATCTCACATCAGGTGTACTGGTTAATGTCATTCTACTTGCTATCTCAATGATCAACTCTGCTGATACTCCACCATCAATAGAGCATGTACCATCAGGGTTCTTTGTTCCTATCTTTTCGCATACAGCGTCACCTATGACATCAAGATAGAACTCATTGAGTCTCTCATCTTCCATGATGTAATCAATTACATCTTCAACAAGTGTATCAGCAAGTTTACCGATAGTTTTTTCAGAAAATTGTGCCATTGTGGGAATCAATTGGATAGTGTTATGTTAGCATACCTTGCAGATTCTTCAACCTTTACTTCGATTTCCTCATATATGTGACTAAAGTCCCATCCTCGCTTAATATCCTTAGCAATAACCTCTATTTGTTCATCACAGATACCTAATTGAAGATCTGCTATTGCTTCAGTAAGATTTACTGTTAGTGTGATTGGTTCCTTTTCCATTAGACCCTCCCAAATAGAGTTTGGTTAAAATTTGCGTGAGAGAACACCTCTCTATCAACTAATTTATAAGTTCCCATATCGCTCCACATGACATAACCCTCACCATCTATCGGATCAATGCCATCAGCATGACCTAAGAATGTAGCAAAGTTGGCATCATGTTCAAACATTTCCATAAAGTCATGCTTGATAGATTGTATCAACTTCCAAAAACTTATGAGGTCATTATCACTACGAATTTCAACTCCTTCTCTAATGTCTCTATTCAACTCCTTCTTAAGTTCTCTTGAATCCTTGATGCTAATAAAATTAACAAGTTGTGCTATTTGTTTTGCAAACTTACAACGCTCAATGATAGCAGTTGTAACACCAAACTTGACAGTAGGTTTAACAAACAATACTGTAGGATCATCTGGTAAATTATCCACTAATCCACTAGCAATTGCCTCGCTAAGTTTACCAGTTGGGCAATCGTACACAGTATGGGGTGCTATGATAATTTCATGCTCTATTACCTCATCAAAAGAATACACTAATGTATTAGGTTGAAATGTATGATCCCCACCATAACCAATGAAGTCACCCTGATATATCTCATCAGTTCGTGGTAAGCAGTCAAGACAAGTGTGTAACTTTTCTGCTAGATCCTCATTAGGATGATTACGTTTAATATCCTCATGCGTTTCATTAATCTTAATCTTTTTCTTGTTGAATACACTCTTAGTACCAACAAAGAAGTTACCAGTAGTAGGGTTAGTTCCCCATACTATTGCTGGTGCACCATCCATCTTAAGTGATGCCTTTGCTCCTTTCATAGAACAAAACCAATCTAAGACAGATAGATCTCCTGTAAGAATAGTATCTTCAGGATGCTCAATGTGAGTGTTTTTCATACTCCTATTATAGTGATTGAGTTAATCTATTGGGGAAATATTGTGTCGGTTCTTGAACTGTCACATTATAAACTTCTTTCATGTATCTACGGTATAGAATACCTTCTTCTCTAAATGCTTCTATCTCATGGGGTTGACTCATGTAATCCAAATGATCTACAAGATTACCTTTCCATACAAACTTACCACTTTTCATGGTCAATGTACCATGAACCCATTGTCTCAAATGTACTAACTCATGTAATAGAGTCTCACTATACATTCTCTCATTCATATTAGATTGTAACTGTATCTCAAAGTCTCTAGGTTTATATGACGTACCTATCCAGTCACAGAAACCCATAGCATCCTCTCTAATCAACCCACGATGGGTGACAGTTACATCAATATGATGTCTAGGTAGGAAAGTATTTAAAAACCAATTGGCAATACTCTCACACCTGCGTTTAGAATAACCGTATCCACTACGATAGATACGACTTTTGTTCCCCAATGTAGTGTCCATAAGAATGATAGAATGAATAGAAGTTTTTCCTTACTGGTCATTTGATTACTCATTTTTCTACACTCCAATCATATTTGTCAATAGATTCTTTACACTCTGGACAAGTTAATCCTGAGAAGTTAAAATGATAAATTGTACGAACTGATTGACATTTAGGGCATTGAAGTTTCTTACCATTTCTACCTGCCCTTGTGTATCTGGTAATAGGTTTGAAATTCATTTTAATGATGATGTGGGTTGTAGACGAAAACTACAATCATTCCTGATATTATAGCACATATTAGTGCTAATGCGATAAGGTGTAACATTTAAACTACCTCCAAATGTGATACCCAGTTACTTGCTCTATTTGGTAGATCAGGTAACAGGTTTGTTACTTCTGTATTATACTTGAGTTCCCATGCTTGGCAAGCATCCTTAATAAAAGATGCGTGTTTGGTTCCAAAAGTATGATAGGGGAATAGAATGTTTACAAGATCCTTGTAACCTACTCCTTCAAGATCTCTGTAACCTACTTCCCACCATTGTGATAGTAGGTCAAGAGTGGCATCAAATAAAATGTCTTTACTTAGTGGATTCATTTTCTTGGCAGTTACAAACATCAAGTAATGGTTTTAATTTATCATAGACTTGAACACATTGTGGTTCACCCTCAGTTTTACGACACTTCCAAAGTGCCGTAACAATGTATTCAAGTTCTTTTTTGCTTAGATCAACTAACATAGTTTCTACTTCATGTAAAGATAACCACCTGACCAACCACAGTTATCAGGGTTAAGAACGTACTCACGATCTCTAATAATTCTTAGATCATAGCGTACATGCTTTGCAGGTGCTGACCATGATGCTGCTTTGTAGATCTCACCTGTATGCTTGTTAACAAAAGCATGAACACCACCACTTCTCCACTCATTATTTCTATCACACCAATCATGTGATATTATCTTAAGATACTTCTTACCTGATGTGATAGTAAATTTCATTCCTTTGAATGTACCATCATTAAGAGCATCTAATTGCTGTTGTGCGTAGCGTGATAGATCTGCTCTACTACCATCAGCATTGAATCTTGTAGCATTTGATTCAATCATTCTTCTGTGATAACGCTTGTAGTTCTCAGCAAGCGATTCACATAATGTTTCAGTCCACTTAAAGACATTCTCTTGGAGACTACCAATGATTGAGTCTCTCTCTTGTCTTGTTAAAACTTTAGGCATTGGAAACTCCGTTGGTTGTGTTCTTATTATAGGGAAAGAAATGCCCCCTGTGAAGGGGGTGTGTGACAGTTATCTAAGTGTCACTGTCCATTGGTATATGAACCCATTAGACAGTTACCATAACGTACTTCAGCGTAACCATACTCTTCAGAAAGATCAAGGCATAAACCCCAACAATCGTCAAGTGATACAAATGATGAGTTCTCATAAGGGGCGGATGGGCAATGTACTGAGTATCTCATAGTGATTAAACTGATTGGATACATTTATTATAACAAAAACAAACCCCCTGTGAAGGGGGTATGTAACAGTTATCAAACTGTCCTTATAGGTCTGTTCCTCCTGTCTCTGTTACTTCAACAATATCCTCAAGAACTGCTAGGATCTCATTACCATTGTTGGTAGTGTCAAGAAGGAATTCTGCGAAATTAGGTGACATGATAAAAAGTGAATGTCGTTTACGTTTTGCCCCTGATAGGAATTGAACCTATCCTTACCAAAAATGGAACACACCAGCGTGGGCAAGAAGTGAGAAGGGAACTATGAAAACCCTTCTCATATTTTGTTAAACTTACCAAGATTTTTACATCATTATGAAAGAAGTGCGTATAGCACTATTTTGATGATACCATAAGGAAACAGCGAAGAGAAAAATGAAAGAGTGGGGCATCAACAGAGGTTTCACCTACTATGCCCAAATTTACCTACTGGGAATCGCTTACACCTGAACCCCTACTTCATCAACTGTCGCCAGAGTCGCACTGGCATCAGGTTCTTGTGATACAGTTGATGTTTCGGGCAGTAGAACCACGTATCTTTCAATGTGACACAGGACTTACATCTCCTAACCAAAAATGGATGTATGATTGCCTGAGTGACCTTATTATAATTGATTTGGGTGGTAGGTCAACCACCCTTGTGACACTTCTTAAACTGTCTCGTGAACTGGGTATTCGGCAGGAATATCAAGTATTCTGCCTTTCACTCCACCATTATACTGACCTATATCATAGCAAGTCCACTCACCATTGTCAAATAGGTAAGCATACTCACCATCAGTTCTCTCTGTTTGATCAAGATACTCTGTGATTGACTCAGAGATCTTTGGTGGGCAGTCCTCGCCTCTCTCTGAATAGTATTGTGGGGCAGATACTTCTCTTTCTGTGAGATCCCAATTGTTATCAGAATCACAAGAGGACATATCTCCTCCATCAATCAACTCTTCAATCTTCTCTCTTGTGTTAAACTTCTTCTCAAGTGTAACGCCTAACCACTCAGGATAACCATCCCAATGATGATACACAGAAATGATCTGTCCCTCAAGTTGTAGTCCTATGCGTGAGCGAGTACCCATTGTGAGAATAATGTA